TCTTGACTTCGCCGACCACCGACTTACCCATGCTCATCGTTGCTTCACCTACCAGTTGTTCTTGAATATCCGCTTCAACATTGGAATGGTTTTACCCACCAGACGGTTGAACGTGTCCGTATATATGAGAAATCTCCTAGTGCCAGGGTGTTCAACTTTATGAACTTCTAGTGGGGGGCGCTTTGTCTCATATTTAACTCCATAGGGAACCGTGTTGATATCCCTACCCTTGAAATATCCGGGGATAACCTTCTTAATCCTCATGACACCCTTCTTCGCAATCTCCACATGCGGCTCGGTGCCCCACTCCACCGCCTGAGCCCACTCATGGTTGTTATAAGCCTCTCCCACGCTCAACCCCATGCTGCCAACAGCGTCGTGGTGAATCCTCGTATTATGGCTTCTACCGTAACTTCCGCCTCCGCGTGAGGGCAGCCTCCTCGGAGCGAGCCAGGTCGCGTGGCGGCGCGTGTCATGCGTCGCCTGATTCACGAAATCTATCCGCGTCTTATCTATAGATTGTTCTAAGTCGCCGATGAATTTGTCAACCTCAACGGGCGTGGTGAGAACGTAGTGTCGCCTCACTGGAGTACCCCCTGCCTCTTCAACTCTCGTCTCACCTCTGGGCTCCACCTCGCCCTCTTCGCGTCAATCTTCCCGCCCGTAGTCTCGCGCTCCTGCTCGTGCTCCACCGCCCTAGCCAGCACGCTCAAGTCGAACAGAACAGAGCGACCCGTCGAGGGGTCTAGTCCCACTACCTCGCTGGGGCGGCACCCGTACCGCTGCCCGAGCGCGTCAAGCGTCAGCGCGGTTCTCAGGGGAACGAAAAGAGTCATCCTCCCTATCCGCGAATCCGCTCAACTGCATGAGGTTTGTCAGCAGGTCAACCACATCGAGGAACGCTATCTGCGTAACCTTCGGGGCTAGTATGCATGGCTTCACGACGTGCTCTTCTATCCCGGCGAGGTGCTCAGCCACGAATCTTATCAGTTCCTTCTGATTGTCGAATCCGCCCTCTGGTATAATTCCTATGAGGTAGACTGTTGCGGATGCGCCCATCGCGCAGATGTTGAACACGCCCCCACTTTTGGTTCTAACCTTCATGGTGGTTAGCCGCGTGTACTCCTCTGGGGTTGAGACAGTTAACTCGTCAGCCATAGTCTCGTCCTCCTAGAGGCTGTTGGCGAGCGCCGTGTAGCTGCTCGTCGTGTTTATCACGGTTATCTGGACGGCGTGCCCCGACAACTCGTTGTAGTTGCCCCGGTAGTTGACGGTGTGAACTATCCTGTCTCTGCCGCGCACCGCGTTCTCCGACGCCGTGTAGAGGGTCTTGGGGATGCTGAACTCTATCTCGTTGTAGTATCCGCTGCTGATGGTGTCGCCGCGCAGCTTCAGCACCGTGACGTGCCCGCTCTGGATGCCCGTAGTCGTCGCGCCGACGATGCTGAGGAACCGTTCATGCTCGTCCTCGCTGGTGAATGTGAAGTCCATGCTGCCCGTTGGAATCTTAATTCCGCTGGGGGTCTGGTCAGCCAGGGTTTTCTTGCCGAGCACATAGTGGTCCGCGTCGTAGTTGCATGGTAGCGACAGGGCGAATGCCTCTATGATTGGAGCCGTGGTGAGCCTGTCCGTACCTCCAACCGTCATTGTGTTGGCGTCCGCGAAAGTCATGTACCGCTGCCCAGAGTACCGCACGTAACTCGGGCTGGAAGCCGTCACAAGAGTCTCCGCGCCGTTCCCGATGACGCTGATTGTTGCTCCTACAACCTCCTTGGCGCGTGCCTCAACCTGTAGGTTGGTTATGATGCCGCCGTCTATGCGCCTGTCCTTCTCGATGCCTACGCCCTTGACTATGGTGAAGCTCTTGAGTCCCGTCGCCGAGACGCTCTCATTCGCGCCATAGGTGAACACGTGCCTGTAAACCGTGTTAGCTACCAGCCCCGATGAGGAGGGGTCGCCGAGGTGGAACGCGAGCAATTTTGGGAACTGATAGGGGTCTACCAGTATCTCTATGTCTCCGCCTGCGGCGTATGGTCCCTCCGCGTATGCGGTGGGCGTCCAGTATTCCGCCGTTTCGGGGAAGTGGTCGCCACGGGTTACGTGGACGGACTCGTTCAGAATCTTGAGGAAAATCCTGTCGTTCAGGGTTACGTGGGTGCCGTAGCCGCTGGTTTCCTCTGCTAACGCTATGTACTTGTCAGCCATCTCCCTTCACTCTTTCTTTCTATCTAGTGGCTTAACTGTTGATTAGAAGGGGATTTGTTCATCCTTATAAAGAAATATTAGACGTTGCGTAGGGCGAGAACCTCGACGGTCATGACGGCGTGGTTTATGACGGCGCTCTGCTGGTTCTCCATGCTGTACTCCACGCCCGTAATCTCGGTGTTCTCGATGTAGCTGGTGCCCAGCGTCCTATCGCTCTCGATCTTATCCATTATCTCGCCGATGTACGACACTATCTTGTTGAGGTCGTCCCGCACGCCCGATCCCGTATGCTTCACGTGTAGTTGAAAGGTAAGAACGTGCTGTGTTTCCATGGGGCCGATGCTCTCTACGCTGTCGCGCTGGAGGCTGATGACGCAGATGGGGTCATACGCGCCGTAATCCTCCACCCTGAAGTAGTCCACGTGGACGCTGTTGGCGTTGAAGCTGACGCAGTTGATGACTGTGGACTCGACGGCGTTCACGGCGGCGTCTAGGACGGTTTCGTAGGCGCTCATGTCATATCCCCTGTAGCGTCGCTACTGGCAACTCCTCGGGTAAGTGGCGCTTCCGTATCTCGTCGCACCGCGCCTTTATCCACGCGAGCTGAACCTCGTACTGGGTGTTAATCCAACTATTCATATCTCCGCCAGTGTAGGATGCTATGTTCATGGGTTGCCCGCTGAAGAGTCTGGCGAGTATCACCTTCTCGCACGTCTTGAGGGTGGCGTATTCCCTGAGTATCTTTGTGTCGAGGTTGTAGCCGTACGTCCAGCCGCCGCTGAGGGTGTGGCTCCCCGCGTTGGGCACCTCGTTGTAGAAGTAGAGGGCGATGCCGTCGTAGTTGCCCGTCTTGTGGTTCTCCTTCTTGATGATGGTGAAGTCGGTGTCGGTGGCTGCGGGCACGTTGTCCTTGCAGTCGAGTAGCTCCCAGTTGGGGGCTTCGCTGAGGCTGTTGTCGTTCTTGAAGAAGGCTCCGCTGGTGACGGTTATGATGGGGCGGTATGGGGGTACGACGAGTCTGCCCTGCTCCGTCTCGGGGAGCCCCTGTATCCACCATGCTACGCTGCCCCGGCTGACGGCGTGCGTCGGCTCCACGAGGATGATTGTGCCTGATACCGCCGTCTGGCTGCCCCAGCCCTCCTTGAGCATGTCGTTCTCCACCTCCTCTATGAAGTCGAGTACCTGCGCGTTGCTTGGCTTGGTGTTGGAGTCCAAGTCTATTTGGAGGTATCTCTCGATGTCCTCTACGCTTGTCCAGCGTGTAGTTACCTCGCTCATGTTATATTACGCCTCCCACGTGTACCTGGTATGTTTCGGTGAATGTTTTGACTCCGCTCATCACCAGTTCTAACTCGTAGTTCGCTGTGCCGGTGTAGGGGAAGTCTCCGCTTCCCATCGTGTAGTAGATGTACCCGGTTGTGGCGCTTGCGATGGTGCAGGCTCCGCTGACTAGCAGGGTTGTGCCTTTCTCCACTTTGAGTGTGATTGTGTAGCCGGACACATTCTTTGGGATGTACCCTGATGTGTCGTTGTATTCTTTTACGGTGAAGAACTGGTTTTCGCCGTATGTCCACTTCTTTGAAGCCCACGTCACTGCGCTATTCTCACCTCTAAGTCTCTTTTCAGCGTTTTAACGGTTAAGTCTCTCTTTAGGGTGTGAACCTCTATGTCCTTTTTCAGCATTCTGACTTCAACATCCTTCGTTCTATCAACAGCGCAATATAATCCCTCTTTATATAGGGCAAATACTTCTGGGGCGCTTAAAGCATAGTTATAAATACGAACATCATCAATAATACCATTGAAATAATTTGCCCATTTATAACCTATTCTCACATCTGTATTGTTTTGGTAAGCTTGCCATCCTGTAGTTGTTGGATTAGAAGAAACTGCATTGAGATATAACTTAATATTAGTTGTGGTGAAAACACCAACCCAATGTTGCCAAACATTAGTAGTATAAGAAAGCCCGATGGCTTTACTTATCGTACCAGTAGAATCACCAACATAAAAATATATTTTTCCATCTGTATTACTTACTAATAAAAGATAATTATCTACTTTAGGATTGGCTGCCCCTTTAATTATTATGGGGGAGTAAATGGGCACATCTGGTAGTTTTACCCAAGCCGAAACAGTAAATTCATCAGCAAGTTTTAAACTAGAGTTATTTGCCACCACCGCCCAGTTTCCCGATCCATTAAAACTAACCGCTGTACCACATTTTCCAACAACCCACGTACCACTAACTATCCCATTATTCTCCGCACCACTAATATCTGCCGCTGTAACACCCGACCCCTCATTTAGTGGCAAACAAAGAACGCAGCCCTGCACAGAGTATCACCCCTATTTTCCGTTGTTCATCCTTATAAAGAAAAGGAGGGTGCTCACCACGCATTGCCTGATAGGATTCTCTTGTAAAGTTCCTCCGTTCGCGCACCCAAGGCGCCCAGCGAGAACAGCCTCTCAACGCGCTCATGACATTTAACTGAATCTAGTGAATCAAGCCTCTTAACGGCGTCAACCATCTCGTCCACGGAGTTGCAGACGAACCCCGTCTCATCATGCGCCACCACCTCGCCAGCCGCGCCGTCGTTCGTGGTTATGACCTTTGTACCACAACTGCCAGCCTCCGCGAAATGTAATCCAAATGGCTCCGAAAATGTTGAGGCGGCTATCAGCGCCTTCGCGTTCTGTAGGTACTTAACCTTATCCTGGTGGCTGACCTCGCCTACGAATCGGGCGTACTTTGATTCGGCGCACCGCCTCTTCATATCCTCGACGTACTGCTTGTTGGCTACGAACTCTGTGGCTCCCACGATATCGATGGGGGTGCAGGACTTCTCGGCTACCTCTATCGCGGTGTGGACCCCCTTGATGGGATCAATTCGTCCAAGGAACAGCAGCCTATCACCTTTGTCTCTCTGGTAGGGGTAGAGGCTGATGTCTATGCCGTTGTAGCAGTACTCGCTCGGTATCCGTGGCGCGGCTCCGTTGTACCCCGAGTCGTAGAGTCTCTTCATGTGCTGAGAGATGGCTATCATGTTCAGTTTGAAGGGGGCGGGTTTGGCCCACCACGGGTTCTTGCGCTCCGCGTCGAGCCAGTAGTTGATGTGCCCGTGGTGGCGGTGACAGACTTTGAGGTTTGGGTTCTCTGGTTTTGATGCATATTCCCACCCGAACCAGTTGTCACCCATCAGAACATCCAAATCACCAAATGTGTGTTTGACGGCTTCCCAATCCTTCTTTTCCTCCTCAAGCCAGTTCACATTCACTGCGTTCAACGCCGGGCCTGTTTTGTATAGAAATCCTTTTTCGGGAATCTGTGAATTATCGGGGGCGTATAAAATTACCTTATGCCCTCTAGCGATTAGCCCTTTTGCGGTGTTCCATGTCACAAGTTCGGCCCCGCCATATGATGCTGGGGGTAAGCCAAAGAAGCTTGTGCTGAGTAACCCTATCTTCATTTAGAAGCCTCCTTGAATGTTCCACATATGTATCGCACGTTCTCGTTTGTGAGTGTGAATGAGGAGGGCAGGTAGATTCCCTCTGAGGCGTATCTCTCCGCGTATGGGTATTCCTCGCCTACGGGGTAGTGGATGTGTATTGGCTTGGGGAATGGCTGAGCGTTGACATCTTGCTTCTTCATGTTCTCAATCACTTTGTCTCTCTTGTTGGCTGGAACTTTGGCGGTTATACGCCATGGTAAAATACTCAGTAGAGGAAGTTTATAAATTCCTTCTGTATTATATACCTCCATTATTTCACGCATCCTCTTTATTCTTTGCGGCAATCTTCTCATCTGTGATAATGCTAACGCGGCGTTCATCTCCGTCCACTTGAGGTTATAGCCTTCGCCGAGATAGGTGTCCGGGGGGTCAACTCCACGGAAGTTTCCTTGATTCTTCATCCTCTGAAGATACTCGTAAGTATCATACTCGTCCGTTACCACAACTCCGCCTTGACCCGCCGTGATTATCTTCGTCGTGGCTAGGCTGAAGCAGCCACACCCCGCAAAGGTGCCCAGGTATTTGCCCTTATAGCGTGAGCCGATGCTCTGGCAGGCATCCTCAATGACACTTTGCCTCCCGAAGTGGCTTATAAGTTCCTCTATATCGCACGGATACCCATTGTTGTGGACGGCTACCACGTGGCTCACATTGCTTTTCTTAGTCTTATCAACATCTATGTTGCCCTCGTCATCCACGTCCACGAGTATGCTGAACGCCCCCGTGAGTTGAATCGCCCGAACTGTTCCAATCGCCGTGAAGTCTGGAACAGCCACGCGGCTACCTAGATTTACATTCGCTGCCTTCAACGCCATGAACAGCGCCATCGTCCCACTGGTGGTAGCCACCGCGTACTTGGAGCCGACTAACCCGGCGAACTTCTGCTCAAATTCCTTGGTGAGGTTATGCTCGTTTATGTAGCCGGAGTGGAGCACGTTAGAGATGGCCTCTATATCCCCTTCGGTGAACTCGGGTTCAAAAACTTGAATCAACATAGTCCCTCGCATTGGTGAATGATGTTGAGTCGCTGCTCTGCTCTAGGAACGCCTTAACCTCGCGCACGCCCTCCCAGGGGCTAACCTCTGGATGAAAACCAAACGTCCTTCTTATCTTGTCGAATGAGACGCGGTAGCTCCGCGGATCGCCCCTCTGCACGACTTTAACCTCGCCACCGACCTCGCTCTTGATTATCTCGGCGAGCGCCTCCTTGGTGAAGTTGTAGTCGTTGCACCCCACGTTGAACATTTGATTCTGGGAGTGCTGTAGGTTGTCCAGGATTCCTCTTATGGCTCGGGCGGCATCTCTCACGTGAACTATGGGGCGGTAGGCTGTCGGCTGGTACACCTCCACACACTTGTTGAACAACACATCCTTCGTCCACTCATTGAGCATCAGGTCGAGCCTCATGCGCGGGGAGACGCCATACAGCGTGGCGAAGCGGAGGATAGTGTGGAAGTAGAGTTGTGATATGGCTCGCTCCGCCTCAATCTTGGACTTAGCATATAATCCCTGTGGGTTAAGTGAGGTCTCCTCGGTTGCCCACCCATCAGTGATGCCGTAGTTGCTGCATGTTGAGGCGAACACTACAGGCAGATGCTCCTCACCAGCCATCTCAACTAGGCTCTGCGTTCCTTCAACGTTAACCCGCCAAGTCTCTTCGGGGCGACTGTTACAAAGGGATTCCCCAACTAAGGCGGCTAGGTGAACCACGCAGTCGGTTTTACCTAGAAGCCTCTGCACCTCACCTATGTCGGCTATGTCTAGTTTGTGGAAACGGTAGCCGCGTTTCCCCGTGTGGAACTTGATTCCCGCGTCACCGTAGTTGAGCCTATCAACCACGTCAACCTCATACCCATTTTTGAGTAACTCACCTGAGAGCGTGGAACCCAAATATCCTCCACCGCCCGTTATGAGGACTCTACCCTTCATCGCCTACACTCCTCCCTACGGGAACGTATTTAACGCCTCTAACTTTAAGCATCTCTATATCCGCCTTGTCGAACTGCCTCCAAACATCGAGCACCGTGGAGCCGCTTGGGTACGGGTAGTTGGCTACCCATGGCTCGTTTATCGCGGCGAGGAACACATGGGGTTCGGATGGGTAGTATTCTAGGTTAAGCATCGGGTCGTGGTAGTGTGTCTCCACCCCCAGCGCCGTCGCTATGGTGTTGACAAGGATGCTGGCGGAGTCCGTGGTGAGGTTGCTGTTGCTCTTGAAGCGTTTGCCAAGGATGACGGCGGGCAACTTAGCGTTTACAAGAAGGTATGCGAGCCACCCCGCCTGCAATTCTCTCGCCTCCATTATGAATTTGAATATGTTTGATGATATGCCAAGTTTGTTGCACAGGTAATCTAGCGCACGGTTGTCCCTTGGATGACACTCTCCGCCATCCCCCATGCCGCCGCGCAGGTACTTGCTTCCTATTATACGTTTCGTCGCGTGCTCAAAGGCATCCACCACCACATCACAGTTCGCGTAGGGTATGTTGTGGCACAT